AATCATCAATTTTGTATTGAGATCGTTGGTTATATAGTTTAATAAGTTGTTCTTTCATCTTAGGGTATTCTCAACAAATCTAATAAGGTCGCCACAAAGGTTAATCATAACAGCGTCTCGTTCTCCAAACAAATATAACTTTCCTTTGGAGTTTTTACCTCGTGCTCTTTTAATATAATAAGGGTATTCCATCTTTCTGTCAAGTGCTAGCACTATACGATTGCCCAAAGCTGAATTAGCTTCTATATCCCACTCATATGATTTGATATCTAACTGTTGTGTGAATAGTGCAAATCCATGTTGGGTTAATCCCATACCGCCTGTTTCTTGTATGTTAGTCCACCAGGTAGCTAATGCAATTTCTAATGAGAGTGGCTTTTCAAGGGTAGCAAGGATCTGCTTAGTTAGACTTAGTTTTCTTTCCACTTTCAGGATAAATTACTTTACCTTTGTCTAATAGCACAACAGAGAACTTGTCAGTTTGGAATTGTTCGTTAAGTTTCTTTGCTAGATTAATAGCGTGCCCTGGATTACTAAACGATACTTTTTTATATTTAGGTCCTGGATATTGAACTAGGTAGTTGCTGGTTTTGAGGTTAATAGGACGATCTTTAAAATACACTGCCCATATTCCGTCGCTGGCTAACACCTGCTCTGTCTTGTATGTTTCTTTGTTGGTAATTTCAACAAGTACTTCTGGTTTTGGTCTGCTCATGTTTAATAATACTGTATAATATAGTACTATTATTTAGCCTAAATAAGTGCGTACTTATTAGAAGTCTGCACCTTTTACTTCAACATTGATTACTTCGTCTGCGGGTGATTGACCTGTTTGCTTGGTGTCTATAAGCAATTTTGTAATGTCTGTGTGCAACATTCTAGCTTCGTGCATGCTCATAGTAAAGTCTTTTGCGTTTGTTGATTGTAGGTCATTTAAACGATCTATAAAGCGTTTGATGTGTTGCACTATGCTTTAACCTTGAGTAAGTCTTCTTGTGTGTGATACGGGCCACGATGTTCGTATCGTTCAATAGTAATTAATTTTGGACAAAACTCTTGTTTCCAATTACGTCCTTTTTTAACTAGGAACCAGCCTGCACAAACCCAGCTCTTGCTGTTATCTTCTTTGGTGTATATAGGGGCTTTGTGTTTTAAATCCCATACTCCATTAAATGGTTCTGCATCTGTAGGATAACCATGAACCTGATCTCTTTCAATCTGAGATGGTTTTGGTGGATCCACAAATGTAATTTTCTTACGACCAATTTTAAGTTCGTCTACATTATCAACAGTTGCTTTTGAACCGTGAAATGTAATTGAATAACCTCTTCCAACACCATTGGCTGATATTTCACCTATGCGTCGTTTGTTTTCAATTAATACCCAAAACTTGTTCTTAACAATTCCTTTTGCTGTTACTGCCATGTTACACTCCTTTTACTGGGTAGCTAGCACTCATCCACTCAGCCATTGTTGATGCGTTATCGCTTAATTTAGCTAAATTATATTTGCCGCAGAACTTTAAAAACTTAGCACCTACCATCGGTACTTGTTTTGCTTTAGACCCTTCAGCAATAGTTTCAGCTATCTTAACTTTAATATCATCTGGTTGCATTGTCAAGTCTACTAAAATACAATTTCGTTCATAATCGTCGAGTACTCTGTGTTCTACTTCGTTATGATCAATCCAGCGTTGTAGCATCATGTTATTCCAACTGTAACCTTTTTTCTTCTTGTCTTCAAAAGCTTCAACTAATCCAACTTTGTTCCTGGTACCTTTCTTACGTACACCTGGATACGCACTAAACACATTATCAGTAGCATCACCACGCATACATTTTTCAAATAAGATCCATTCTGGGTCCGGTACTACTTTAGGTTCTTTTGTTTTCTTATCTAGCACACGATTACCTTTTTTGTCAAAGATGCCTTCTAGTGTATGCAACTCATCTGATATACCATTATACTGTTTAACATTGTTAGCTAACAGCTGATAAAAGTCAGAGTCACTAGATACAATAATGTGTTCATCATCAGGATGACTTTGTATCCAACCTGCTATTAAATCATCTGCTTCTAGTTCAGGGTGTTGCAAAGTAGTACAATTTGTACCTTCTTTAACAAACTTATTCATTGCATCAAACGATTCCCAAAATGCTTTATCTTCTTCGGCTTCTTTTTCTGTTAAAGCCTGTCTAGCTACTGCTCTATTCTTTTTGTAAGGCTCATAGAAGTCTTTGCGCCATGAACGACCTTCCAAACAGAATATAACATGATCTGCTTTTTGGTCTCTGTGTGCCTTGTTTATACTTGCCATTGTTACATGGAGGGCAAATGCTACTTTTTCTTCAGTATCACTTGCTCTAAATGCCGAATGTCTAGCACGAAAGAATGTGTTTGCTGTGTCCACTAATAAGTATCTCATACTAGTATTATACAATCAAACAAGTTTATTGTCAACTAGATAACGTACCATAAATTTACTCCACTCACTGTGTGCTTGTGCATCATAATGGTAGCTGTTTTTGCTTACTGTTTTGTGTCCTTTAGCTTGTAACCATCCGTGATATGTTCCCTCTGGCGTATACGGATCTATATAACTTTTACCAAAATCATAACGATCCTTAATCTTGCTAAAGTCTGAATTGCCATTGAAGAAAACGTGCTTAATGCCCTGCGAGTCTAAGTATTCATGATATGCTTTAATTCTTTTGAACCAATTGGTAGTACATTTTGTCCAGTCTACATTGGCAACAAATTCTTTATATCGTTGTTTGTGACTGTTGGGAACATCATCTATGCCACTAGCATTGACCTGGAACCACTTGTTATCTATTAACCATTCTTCACGTTCCCAAGTTGACCATTGGATGATTATAAAAACATCAGAATCAGGGTGTTCTACTAACCATTGATTAGTTGTTCGTATAATACGATCATTTGAGCTTGCTGACTCTGCTAGCACAAGAGGACCAGCATTTAACATCTTGCTTAATTTTAATCCCCAACTTGCTTTTAAATTATCTGGGTGAGGACTTCGTTGCATGTTTACATACTTGGGATCATCTTCTGCAAATGCGTGAGAATTTACTGCTTCAGCACCAGCAGTGTGGCTATCACCATTAACTAATAGTATCATTTAGTACTTCTGTTTCTCTGGAATAACACCACGTACACCGCCTCTAGGGTCTGCACAATCGCCGTCTCTGCGTGGTATCATATGTATATGCGGCCACATTACTGTTTGTCCTGCTACTATGCCTACATTTTGTCCTACGTTGTAGCCGTCGCATATTGCTTTTTGAAATAGATCTAGACCCCAATCATATGCGGCCATATAACATTCACGGATGTGTAAGTCGGTATCTTCTTTTGGAACAAATAACAAATGCCCTTTGGTCACAGGATACTTGTCTTCAAACACATAATACATAGGGTGTTCTACTACCGGTCTTACTTTAGCCCAGGGAGTATCTTCTAGTTTCATAATATTCTCACAATTCGTTAATTAACTTATCAAAAGCTTCTTGACCTAGTACGTTGTACAAAACTAGGACAACAAATATAAACCATAATAACCGAAATACATAATAGCCTAGTTTTGTCCAACCTAGACCTAATACTTTGTATACTGTTGGCATAGGTAGATACTTCTCAAATAGCGTAGTAATATCCCACGCAAATTTAAGCATGAATATCCACATAAATGCTCTAACGTATTTGTTTTCAATGTCAGACACTTTGAAGTTTGCTTGTGCTTCTTTTACTTTCTTATCGTGTGCCTTGTAGCGTTGCCATAAGTTTTTCATTTAACTTCAGTGTAGCCGCCGCCTATGTCTTTAATGTTCATTTCTAAAGTTTTATTACTTTTAAAAGTTCTTTAATCATTTTTGTTTTGGTAGTCCTGCGATCTAGTTCAATCCCTGATTTCCTACCAATCTTTTCCAACTCTAGTTTGTCGAGGTCTCTAAATTCTTCTATTTTTAGAAGTTCATTGATCAGTTTTGTTTTAGTC